CCGACCTCTTTGGCCACTAGCTCGCGCGTCAGTGCTGACCATCCACCAGGTCGTTCGGCGACCGTCAGCGCGGCGGTTAGGATTTGATATCGACGGTCGTCGGGTTGCTGGCGTTTTTTGCTCATGTCATGTGGTCCGGTTATTGTTGCGGCTAGTCTATTGCTTATTGACGGGGTCGTCAACGGTAAGTTGCGCCAACTCAATTCTCGCATTACCCACGGTCACGCTTTCGACGTCAGTGTCGAACCCCAAAAAATCGAAACCTTCAAGTTTCGCCGCCACTCCGAATGAGCCCGAGCCTGCGAATATGTCAACCAACGTTCCCCCCTTCGGGCAAATGAGTCGCGCCAAATATTGCCCGAGCTTTATCGGTTTAACCGTTGGGTGTTTGTTATCGGCGCCACGTTCGGATTTGCTCGCCTTCGCACAGTAGAAGAAGCGTGCGGCGCTCCCCGCGTCAAGCCTGCGTTCGCCGGGCTTCATCTTAAAGCCAACATGTCCGGCGTTGTCGCTAGTGGCGCTCGGTTCATCGCCGCGCCCGCGTCGCATGCTACCGTAAACGTTTTGAGTTTTGCGCGCCTCACCGTTAGTGCTGGCGTTCGCAAGTTGACCAGGCGCGTCGGGGAATGCGCTCAACACTTCATCGCTACCGTCGTGGATAAGGTTCGCGGGCCAGCGACCCGCTTCGTTATGCTCACTGGCTGTCAGATTTGTACCGGCACCACTCCCAACCCTGCAGCCGTCAATGTTAATCGCACCCGTTCCGTGGGCCAACACGTTCGCCGCAACGGTGCCTATCAATGGCTTGCGTGCCATACATATCGGCTCATGCGCCGGCTTGAGTGCGGTGCCCCAGCCTTGCAATTCGCCGTCGAGATTTTTTGATTTGGGAAAGCCGCTGCCGTAAACCCACATGATTTGGTCGCGGATATCAAAGCCCGAGTCTTCGATTGCGCACGCCATCCGGTGATAAGTTCGCGCTGATGAAAATGCCAACATGTGCCCGCCCGGCTTCAAAACGCGCAACGCTTCTCGCCACAGTTCGACGTCATACGCAATGCCAGTTTTGTCCCAAGCCTTACCCATGAATCCCAATTCATACGGCGGGTCGGTAAGTATTGCGTCGACCGAATTGTCGGGCAACATCGCCAGCCCGTGTCGGCAATCCATATGTAAAATCACAACGTACCCTCCCCCGCGCAAAAGGCCGCATCGCCGCCCCCGCTAGTTATCAATTGCGCCCACGCAAGCTGCGCCGGCTCCCTGTCACTTCCAGTATATCGCCATCCCTTACGCTTGCACTCACGGCTGACGAATTGAGCGATGACGTGCCCGACGTGCCGTTGTTCAATCAGCACCGGGCGCCATCCGATAAGGTCGCCCGACTTCATCACTTCATTCACTTGCTTGGAGTCGTTCGCCAGGCCGTAGCGCACCGGCCGCCCGTTTGCGTCCATCAGCACGCCGACGTTGTTGCGGAATAGCTTGACGCCCTTACGCGCGGCCTCGAGCCTCACCGCAGCTTGCACGGCCCCCTCGCTCGCCCCCGTGACGCTGTCCGGTAACGTGTGGTCACCGTGCATGCCGAACAACGCTTGCAGCTCGACAAGCGCTTGATGGCTCACACCGTTGCGCACGGCCCATTGATAGACGGCGGGTGTCATTTAGTACAGGAACCGTCGCCGTACCGGTGCACTTCCCACCAACTTTGATTCCATGAGCGCAAATCGCGGCAATACTCAACTTCGATGCGCCCGCACTTTTTGCAGCGCCGCTCGTATGGGTTGTGATACTCCCACTTGTGCCGCTCGCGCATCCAGTATGCGAACGCGACAAGCGCGACGATGATTGCCCAAAATATATAATCGTTCATGGCCAGCCTGTCACTTCTTCCGGCGTGACACGCGTGCAGCATTTGCCGCGCCCATCGGCGAATAGATATTTAGCGGGTTGCTCGCATTGGTAACAAGTCTGCGACGGCTCGACCTCCGAACTCGGGTCGTCACCTTTCAAGCTGGTAATCATTTCGTCGTGTGCGTCCATCACTTCACCCCCTTAATAGGCTTGCCGATTTTGAACATTTGGCCGCCGGGATGCTTCACTAGGTAATGCGTGCCCGCGACCACTTGAATCTCGCAGCAAAACATTCCGACCGACATTGCCGCCCTGACTGCAGCGCGATATTTGCGACGTGCACGTGCGGCGCGCATGTCGGCTAGCAGTTTCCGTATCAGTCCCATATTCAACCTTTCTTTTTTAAGCGTTTCAAATGTCCGCGAAGTGCGGCGTTGCTTCGAGTCATCCTGTCGAGCTCGGCTTGCATGTGGCGGGCAACTGATGCGAAGTGGTCACGCTCACGTATCAGCTCAGTGTGCCGTGTCGCCATCAGCTCGGTCGCATCGGCGATACGCAAAATCGCACCGGTGTTTATCTGCTCAAGTGTCAGTGCGTCATCGGTGGTGACACCCCATTGGTCGCGG